GGTCTAAGCGTCTCCATAGGGTTATTCTCTCCTGCACGACACAGGGGTTTGAAGGTCTGGTCTACCGTAAGGGGATAAATTGTAACTGCAGACAATGACGCTACCGGCAATGTGCCTCAACCGGAATGAGGAATTTGATGCCCCGTTGGGCAAGCTGTTGTTTGGTGATGTGTGGGTTGGTGTCGTCGATCCGCAATTTGTCACCTCGAGCTTGGGGGTACCGCCCAATGAGTTGGCTCTTGAGCAGAGCCAGGAGGAACAGCAGCCGGCTGTTTCCTCCGAAGCTGAAGTGTTGGCGCGATCTGTGCGCACAGTGGCCGGTGAGGGATTTTGGAGCAAGTTGGTCCGGAATTTCAAACAAGGGTTTCTGCGTGCGTGCTGCTGTGGGTCAGTAGCGGAAGATTGGGAGTCAGATCGGCTGTTCCGTGGCCATGTGCGGGAGGAGATGCGTAGGAATCTCACCGCATACGCCGATCACACGGTGGTTGAGACCGTGGTCGCACAAGTTAATGCGGCCACCACCACTGAGGTGAAGCATGTGCCACGTTTGGTTGCGAACGTGACTGTGGCCCTTCGTGCCAAGCTTGGCTTGGGTGCGATGGACCGGAGCGTACCGGGGAATGTTGCTCTGGTGCGAGCAGAGGCTGCGAAGGCCCTGCGTGAGTGGAATGTGCGTACGATGGACGCGGCGGCCCACCTTCATGAGGTGGAACGCTGTTTCTTTGAAGACGACACACACTACCGCGTGTCTACCTGGCGTGCACGTGCTGCAGGCCGGAGCCGATTTATGCGGTGGTTTCTCGGAGTCAACAAACCTGTTAGGTTTGACTTCTGAGGGCGCCCAATCCGGTTGAAAGGGCAGAGCATTGGCCACAGTGTCCCCCTGGAATCTATGTTCTGGAGGAACAATGTGGACAGCTCTGCATCGCGCCCGGCTCACAGTTTAACTGTGCGCCGGAACGGGCAGTCATGCAAGCAACGTGAGTACCATGTAGTGCCGCGCATGGGGGACAACCATGATTTGGGGGTCTTTAACAATGAAGTGCGAATGGTGGAACGCGCACTCATTGAGCGGTACTTTCTTTGTAAGGTCGGAGATCAGTTTCTACCTGCATTGCAAACACGGAAGGAGAGTTGGGAGGAGAAGTACCTCACCACCTTCCGCCAACGCGTGGTTGAGTTGGTTCGTTTAGTAGCCACCCCTATAAGCCTACTTGAGGTAGTGCAATGCTATACGGGTGCCAAACGACGGGTCTACGAGAACGCGTGGAGGAGTTTGATGCGATGTGGCGTCAACCGAAAGGATGCCACACTCCGGCCGTTTACAAAGTTCGAGAAGCAGTCCTTATTAAAGGCGCCTCGTATCATCAATCCGCGATCACCACGGTACAACCTCTGTTTGGGCAGGTATCTCAAGAAGAGTGAGAAGTTGTACTTTGAAGCCATCAACAAAGTTTGGGGTGAGCATACGCCCCACACTGTGATCAAAGGGATGAATGTGTTTGAGTCAGCTACCGTGATGAGAGCGAAGTGGGATAGATTTGCCCACCCCGTCGCGGTTGGCTTGGATGCCTCGAAGTTCGACATGCATGTCGGCGTGAACACCCTCGAGTATGAACATAGTTTCTATAACCGCACTTTCCGGAGTGCAGAACTGGCACGGCTCCTCAGCTGGCAGGTCCACAACAAGGGTGTGGCGTATTGTCCAGATGGGGAAGTTCGTTTTCGGATGCCAGGAACACGCTCGAGTGGTGACCTCAACACAAGCTTAGGGAACTGCATTATTATGTGCAGCCTCATCTGGGCTATGTGTCAACAGCTTGGTGTTGAAGCCGAGCTCGCGAATAATGGGGATGATTGTGTTTTGATCTTCGAGAGCGAGGCGTTGGAAGCGGTGCTGGAATATGTGCCCACATTTTTCCGGACGTATGGGTTTAGAATGACTGTAGAGGAACCCGTAACCGTGTTTGAGCAGATCGAGTTCTGCCAGTCCCACCCTGTGCGGCTGGGACGTGGTTGGGCTATGGTACGGAACGTACGCACTTGTTTGCGCAAGGACCCTATTTGCTTGATTCCTATACCCAACACGCGTGTTTGGACACGTTGGTTGGGTGCTGTTGGTGAGTGTGGGGCCGCCTCGGTGCCAGGATGCCCCATACTCAGCAGTTTTTACCGCTGCTTTGAGCGTTGTGGTGAGAAAGCGGGTGTTCGGTTTAAGGCCCACATCTTTAGGAACACGGGTACCCTCGAGCGGTGTGAGGGACTGGATGGTGATGACGCTATAACTAATGATGCGCGTGTATCTTTCTATCGCGCGTTCGGTGTCAGTCCAGATTACCAGATCGCCGTCGAACAGTACTTTGACTCGTTCGTCATTTGTGGGGTCGATGATGTAGATTGGCAGGATGGGCTGGTAGAGCTGCGGCCTCCAGTGTTTTTGCGGCACCTGTAATATTAGCCAACTACACATACGACAACAGCACGATGGCTAAGAAACAGATAACGATCCAGCGCAAGAGCCGCACTGTGCGGCCTAAGGCGCAGGCAAAGCAGACAGAGATCACGGCCGTGGGACGCGCTTTGCGTGCCATTGGCGGCTTGGGTGGCGCGCACCTCGGCGGACTGTTTGGTGCACCAACAATTGGTAGCTCCATCGGGACCGGCCTTGGGGCGCAGTTGAGTCGATGGCTTGGGCAGGGGGATTATGTTGTGAATAGCAACACCATCCTGAACCAATCGGCGGGTGGAATCCCTTCTATGCACCGCAACAACCAGTCGATTGTTGTGCGGCATAAGGAATTCATCACAGAGGTGACGGGAAAGACCGCTTTCACGGTCCAACGTCAGTTTTCGATCAATCCAGGGTTAAGTGCGACCTTTCCCTGGTTGTCGGGTGTGGCGGCGCAGTATTCTGAGTACCGCATTCGGGGCATGGTTTATCACTATATTCCGACTAGCGGGAATGCAGTCTCTTCGACCAACGCCGCACTCGGGTCGGTTATGCTCCAAACGAGTTATCGGGCAAACGAAAGCGCACCTACTTCGAAGGTGGAAATGATGAATGAGTATTGGTCCAATGAGGCCAAGCCCAGCGAATCATTTTGCCACCCGATTGAGTGTGATCCTCGAGAGAACCCGTTCAATGTGCAGTATGTACGTACTGGTGGCGTGCCAAGCACTGATAATGTGCTCTTGTACGACCTGGGTACGACTTCACTTGCTGTTACTGGTCAGCAGGCTGATGACATCGTCCTCGGTGACCTTTGGGTCACATATGAGATCGAGTTGTCTAAACCTAAGCTGACCGACTTGATTGGACAGTCGCTTCCGGCGTTCCGGGCGACGGCTACGGCCAACCTCAACACCACCACACCTTTTGGTACTGATGTGGCAGAGACGTTCGATAGTATGGGTGGAGGTGCATCCATTTCTTCGAGCGTATTCACCCTCAGTGCGGGCAACGTTGGTTACTACCAGATGACGTTGTATTATGGTGGTGCCACTGCGTGGAACTTCGACCCATTTACCATCACTGGCACTGGGTCGTCTCTGGTGAATTCAGTGTATGCTAGTGGGGCGTCCACTGCACCCCTTTCCGCAACTACCACTGGTAATGGCGTGGCTGTGGTGTGTACCTTTAAGGTGACACAGCCCAACACGACCACCACCATTACTCCAGTTGCTGCCACCCTCACCAACGCTACGTCGTTGACTGTGGTGGTCTCTAAGATCTCCTCTGACATTGTATAGATATTTTGGATTGTTATCAGGCTTCCCGATTGTTTGGCAGGGCTGTAAGTGTGGTTCACGACCACCCCCTAATGGACAGTTAAAGCGTGAAACCCTGGCTCTGAGCGTGGTTGGCGACCACCCCAGGTTTGAGTTAAGCTGCTGGTTTGCGGACCGTGCTGCACACGATGCACGATAACGAGCTTGACGTCACTGTGGCGACGCCAAGGTGTCGCTCGCGTGCTTAGGCCACTTCCCCCCGGTAGGGCAGGAGTTATGAGAGTGATAATGCAACACACCGTG